GACCCTTGCAATAATTGCTTATTGAACTGAGAAGACGCTTGCATCGTACCCGCAGCACCGCCGGTATAGAGATTCTTGAGTTGTTTCTTACTCTTAGAATCAACCAGTCCGTCACCAACGCTGTCAAGCAAATTCCCATTGATTTCAGCAACCCATCCACTGCAATCAATTTTGCCGGTTTTCGAGTCTTTTGAACCGAAGCCATATTTCACGCCGCGGGTAATTGCATCTTGAGTTTGGGCATACAGACCATTAGCGGCATTGGCAGCACTTTGTTGTAGATCGCCTGACACTTGCATTGAAGGTAGCGAAGGTGACGCGCTGACAGGGGAGTCTGCCATTGGAGTTGCAGCACCGGGTGATGATTGCGTTGCGCTCATTGCTTGAGTGGCTTGAGAAACGGGTGCAGACGCGGACATTGCAGCACCTCCCCCGCCCGCGAGTGCCATTGCCGGTGGTTGAATGGCTTGCAATGATTGGTTGACATTTGCCGCGATTTGTTCAGCTTGTGATGTCACAGCATCTTGCATTGAAGCCATACCATCCGCCAACGATTTCATCAAATCAGAGCCAGCGGTTGCCCAATCCACACCCTGAATGATGTCGCTACTTTCTTTCATCGCAGTATCAATCGTTTGCGTGACTGATTTACTGGTGGATTCAAATACTTTAGTCAGTTGAACCGCTGTCTTAGTTTAAAGTTTTGCTGTGGTCTCACTGGTTTTCGTGGTAAAACTCTTAAAACCTTCCACAAAACGACCGCTATATTGCGTCACGCCTTCCATCATACGCACAATCAATGACTTGCCAACGTCAACCACTTTTGATGAACGCTGTGTCGCTTCTAAACTATCTTCAATGCGTCGCGTGACTGATTTTGTGGAATCAGTGTTAGTAATTTGTTGAGTCGCAACGTTTTCTGCCTCAAAATTTGTGAAATTGGGCTGTGGCGCAGCAATTACAGGATTTACCGTTGGTTGTGCAACATTCAACGCAGGGGCTTGCAATTGAGGCATTTCAACTGAAGTTTGCAAATCAGACAAAGCAGGTGCTTGAACAGCAACAGGATTCATCGTTGGTTGTGCGACAATCAACGATGGTGCTGTCAATTGAGGTGCTGCAACCGTAGTATTCAAATTAGGCAAGACAGGTGCTTGAACAGGTGCTTGAATTGGCAACGGATTAAAAGTTGGTTGTGTCACATCTGTCGTAATTGCAGGCACGGACGGCGTAACCACGTTCATTGATGGTGCTGTCAATTGAGGTGGATTCACTGAAGTGTTGAAATCAGAAATCTTAGGTGCTTGAACAGCAACGGATTCGACAGGCGAAGTTGCGACATTCAGCGCGGGTGCTGTCAATTGAGGCATTTCAAGCGCAGATTGCAGATTAGGCAAGACAGGTGCTTGAATTGGCAACGGATTAAACGCGGGTTGTGTCACATCTGTCGTAATTGCAGGCACGGACGGCGTAACCACATTCATTGCAGGCGTGGCAATTTGTGGGGCAGTCACTGAAGTGTTGAAATCAGAAATCTTAGGTGCTTGAACAGCAACGGATTCAACAGGTGAAGTTGCGACATTCAGCGCGGGTGCTGTCAATTGAGGCATTTCAAGCGCAGATTGCAAATTAGGCAAGACAGGTGCTTGAATCGCAACAGGATTAACCGTTGGTTGTGCAACATTCAGTGTGGGTGCTGCAACATTTGGAGTCGTGACTGAAGTGTTCAAATCAGAAGGATTAACCATTGGTTGTGCAACATTCGCTGTTTTGATAGCAGGCACAGCGGGCGTACTCAATTGAGGGATGGTTTGAGCAGGTGCTTTCGCTGGAATGGGTTGTTTAAAGTAAGAAACACCCGTCACGTCCGGTGCTTTAGGTTCGCCCATCACTGAACCAATCATTTGAGAAGTGCTGTTGATTAAGTTGTCATAAAAAGACACGTTTTTACGCGTGGTCTCAACCACGTCATTCGTAGTTTCCTTAATCGTATCCCAATTTTCATAAACCAGATAAGACGCGTCAGCAATTCCCATCACGCCCAGCGCAACTTGACCCACTGGATTGCTTGCAAGCGCAACGGTTTTTCCAATGGTTGGTAAGACGCGGATAACAGTGCGTACCCCGGCTAAACCATTTTTTAATGTCAGGACGTTATCTATCGCTGTGGCGACACTATCCAACCCTGTCACACCTATATCGACGGTTGCCGATGTGTCAGAAATGCCCGACTCAATCGTTTCAGACGCTAGTTTGGTTGATTCTGCAACACTACTCACCAAAGAATCCGTATTTTTCTCAACCCCTTGTGCCAACGTACCCGGAATCATTCCGCCGGAATAAGTTAAACGACTGAACGCCCCCTTTTTTGCATTACTGAAGGACAAATATTCAGCAACCGCTTGCGTGACCCCGCTGATAGTAGAAACAATTGTCGGTGTTTCCTGCTTCATTCCGTCAGATAACGTTGTCACCATTGCCTGCCCGCTTTGTTTGCCATTAATTGACGCAGTTGGTGCAGGAATCGCAGGTGTGATCGGGCTGGAATGCTGTGCTGCAATAGGCGACTGATTTATAACGGGTTGATTGGGTTTATCCGTTGTTGCAACCGTTGGCTCACCCATGACCGAACCAATCACTTGAGAGAAGGCATTGATTGATTTATCATAGAAGGGGATGTTTTTACGAGCAGACTCAGTGACTTGACTTGCTGCTTGTGTCACCAATCCCATTGCCGCAGTCATGCCCGCTGCCAACCCACCGATAAGCGAACTCCCCACGTCATACCAGTTGAGTGTTGCAAAAAAATCAGTGACAGTGGTAAATATATTACTGATTGCATCGTATAAAAATGAGCCAACACTCATAACGCCATCGACTAAGGTCAAAATAATCCGTTGCCCACTGATGTCTAAATCACTGAACGGACCCTCTTTTGCCGGTGAAAAGGGCATCAGATTGCGCACCATCTGAAATATGCCAACAATCACATCGTACAATAACGAGCCAACCGCCGTCGCACCCGCAGCAAGGGTATTGATAATTGCCATACCCACGCCGTAAAAATCACCGGTGATAAGCGCGTATAACCCACTGACAATATTTGTAAATGTCTCGGTGACAAAATAATGCAGCGCACTGAACGGGGCTTTAATGATTGTGCCTAGCCCCGGCATGACATCATTCAACCAATTGATAAATCCTTGAAAATAACCTGTTACGCCCGACCATAAATCGGCAAAAAAAGTGCGAATACTATCCCAATTTCGATAAACCACATAAGCTAACCCCGCAAGCAAGGTGACTCCCGCGATAATCGCCCCAACCTGATTGGCAAGCAAGGCAAGTTTCAGCGCGTTCATTCCCATCGCTGACATGAAAAATGCCAATTGTGCAGCACGACCCATCCATCCAAAGGCAAGCGTGACGGCATTTACCGCGGTTGCCACCATCGGCATTCCCATTGCAACTGCTTTAAATCGCAAAAATCCGGCAATAGCGTGAGTTTTGATAATATTACCGAGCCAAATGAAAGCAAAACCAATGCGATACGTCCACGCGACATTACTTAAAATCAACGTTCCCGCCTGTTGCGCTCGATACAAGGCAAGCATCGTGGTAATGTGACCCATTGCCCAAATTCGCAACATACTGAATGCCATACGCACGCCAAACATTGCCAGTTGAATTGACCGAGCCATTACGCCAAACGCATTTGCAACCATCATGGGAATTGCCATAATCCCTAACATCGTAGATTTCAAGCCTTCCCACGCTGCCCCAATAATCCCAAGCCGTTGTGCTGTTTGTTTACCACATGGCGCACCCGACTGTCCACATGCCGCTTTGTGGGATTGCCGCATATATTCCAGCATTTCTTGCATTGGGTCTCGTTTGCGAAAAATATTGTACAATTTCAAAGCAATCAGTCCCGCCCCAATAGCTACCGCCCCACCGACCAATAACATGGCTTTTTGCGCAGTCGCGGATAATTGATCGAACCAACTCATAAAATCGAATATGGAACGAATTGCAGTATCAAATCCACGAATAATTGACCCAGAGTAATTAATCAACACATAAGTCGCCACACCCATAATTGCCGCGGTTCCTGCGACCACTTGGGCTAAAAATTGGGCATTTTTGGCGACATTTATGAAAGCGGCAGCACTCCTTACGTCATTGAATTTATAAAACCACGCCATCAATGAAGCCATCGCCACGCCCGCCGGAGCAAATGCTGTTGCAATTTCACCGCTACGTTGCACAACCTCTTGAATCACTAGAGCAAAAAAGTCGCGCACATTAGTCAGAACGCTGACCACATTATTCCATACACCTAACAAATATTGCTGAGTTTGCTCAAGGGGGCTTAAATCAAACTCAAGCCCACCAATTTGTGGTTTTGTGGTGAACCATTGCCATAAGGCTTGAAAATAAGCGATTGTGTCTTCAAAAGACTTAAACAGGGAGTCTCGAATTGTTTGCGCAATATAACCGATTGAAAATCCTGCTTTATCGAGCGCAGAAACAAACAAGCCGATTCCGCCAATCAGTAAACCACCTTTGAGAAAGCCTAAGCCGCGAATAAATTTAAACAATCCAATGGTCATGCCTGACGCAAACGCTTTATCTCCAGCACTGGTGGCACTGAAAACAGATGCCCACGCCGTTTTAAAACCAGTTAAGGCTTGTGTACCTTTTTTGGAAACGGGATCAAGCAATCCAAACAAGCTATAGAGAAATGTACCAGAATTGCGAAACAACCCAAAAGTTGCAGCCAAGGCTTTTAATGCTATAATTGGTCGCATAATTGGTAAAATAAACAGTACATTACCGATACCAAAAAGCGTACTTATGAAGGTGCGCAGGAAAGGAAGTGTTAATAATGCCGCCGTCGCAATAGAACTAAAGCCAAATTGGGTTGACATTACGGTGACATTAAAGCCCATGACCGCAGATTTAATTTGGAAAAACTGCGCGGCAACGACTGAAAAATTCCATGTCCGAATCGCAGTAAACAGCGTCCCCATAAAACTAAGCGTTGATTGAATGGCGTACTTAATTGAAGTCATGGCAAGTGCGAAAAATCCCGCCCCTTCCCCCAATTGCACCCAAGAGTTTTGCAAAGTAGTTGAATTTCGTGCAATTCCTGTGAGTGACGCAACAATGGTTGAACCCGTTAAAACCGTTTCAAAATTTGCCAACGTGGTCAATGGTAGCGTGATAAAACCAAGGATTGCCTGCCCTAATGCGTAAAATCCGCGCGAAATTAGACCCGGCAATAATTCAAATGGGTAGCTGTAAATGTCTTGAAACTTTTGCCACAAAAAGGTTTTCGCACTCGAGACTTGATCGGCAAAAGAAAAAATAAGTGGTTGAATATTAAAAGTAAAGAAATCGGCTAGACCGGGGAATTTGGTAGCAATTACCGTAAATAACCGTTCGATGCTCTGCCATAAATAGCCACCCGCCCAACCAACACCGTCAGCAAATGTGGCAATCAGTGCGTAGCCCATTTCATAAAGCAGGCTCCAGGGTCCAGCTTCGGCGGGCGAGTGTGGAAATAACGCGTCCACAAAATCAAACACACTGAGAATGGCTTGATAGAGATAATCTTTTGCAGTGGTAATCCCAACAGCCAATGATTTGACGATATTAACGCCAACATCTTGATATTGCGTGATAAAATTGGTTAAATAATTTATCGCCACACCTAACCCGCCCGCGATAAATTTCCCCACACGCGTCCCAATATCCTCGCCCGCCATGCCAAATAAATTTAGCATCTCTGTGGTATGAATTAATGGTTGTAGGACTGCATGTAAGCCACTAATAAATGGTTGAAACAAAGTGGCAAGGGCTTGCGAGATAGGCAAAAATGCGGCACTTAATCCGTCTATCGCTGTGTAAATGGGTGAAAAGGCTTGGTTAAATCCTTGTGCGAATCCCTGTAAAAAACTTGATACTAATGTCCAGCTACGGTACATTCGATATGCGCCAAAAGCAAGAATTCCCATTGAAATCATGAATGGCGATGCGAGTAGTGCGACCGCGGTACTTAATGCGACGATTGCACTGGTGACAGCCGATAAGGTGTTGCCAAAAAATGCGATTCCAACCAAAACCCCGCCAATCACCCCAGTCACCAAGGCAACATTTTTGACCAGTTCTAAATTAGCGTTTAACCATAAATTAACTTTATCAACAACGTAGCTTAGGTATCCAATTAACAACCTTGCAGTGGGCAATAATAAGCTACCTACCGTGATTGCGACTGCTGTGACACGACTCTGTAGTAATTGCAAGGCATTAGCAGTGGTTGCAGACCGAGCTTCAAACTCTTTCTGCATACTTCCTTTGAATCCACTGCTATTTTTTGCAATGAGTTCAGCCGCCCCTGCGACATTTTTCATATCAAGGGCTTGTTTGGCTAGATTTTCATTGCCGCTGAGAAAATCGGTGAGTTTGCTTAGTTGCTGTCCGGGGTCAAGTTGAGTGAGCCGCTCTAAGGATTTTTCAATTCCCGATTTATCCCCTGTAGCGTAAAATGCCTTATCTAAATTATCTAAACCACCAACTAAGGCTGCAATATCATCGGCGTATTCCAACCCAAACATATTTCCCATAATTTTGAGTTGCGAATCTTTATCAACATTTTTCAAGGTTGCTAGAAAGTCGTATAACGCCCCTTGTGCATCCTGACCAATAGCGGTTTCCAAATCTTTAGCGTCATAACCTATTTCAGCCAAACCATCTTGAAATTTTCCGCCTTGGCTAGTGGCAGTTTTCAACTTCATCAGAATGGCATTAATTCCTGTACTAGCAATCTCTGAAGTTTTGCCAATTGACAAAAACGCACTGGCAAGCGCGGCAGTTTGTTGTACGCCAAAACCAAAGGCTTGCGCTGTTCCGCCGGTTCGAGCCAGTACGTCAATCATGCCGGTCGCTGAAGCTGCGGTGCTGTCCGCCAATTTATTGACAATATCCCCCATATTTTCTAATCCGCTCGTTTGCAGACCAAAAATATTTTGGATTTTTGCCATGCTGTCGCCGGCTTTATCCGCAGTCATGTCGAATGCAGTGGATGCCTTGGCAACGACGCGCACAAAACCTTCTAAATCTTTAGTGGCAACCCCTAACTGTCCGCCCGCCGCTGAAATTTCCAATAAACCAGATGCAGCAACCGGTATCTCTTTTGACATTTCGAGAATTTTGTTACTGTACGCATCAACTCCGCCGACATATTGTTCAAAATCAACTACCTTCTTTACGTCCGCAAGTTTATTTTCAAACTCCATTGCCGCTGTAATTGGATTTTGCAACGCAGACAACATCTGATTGCCGAGCGTTCCCACGCCTTGCATTGCCGCGGAAATATCCATATTGCCCGCGAGTCGTTGCCCCATCCGTGCAGACATGCTGTCAAGAGAGGAAAAACTATTTTGAATATTGGAACCGATTTGTTGGAGGACAGCCGACGCGTTGTCAACTGCTCCAATCACTAGGGAGACATTACCGGTGGTTGCCATAAACGTCCTTGTTTTGGCTAGTTACTTCAGCTTAATGCCTTTGAGTTCAGCATCATGCCGATACCATTCAATGGCGAGCTTGTGATAGTCGATGAGTTCGACCATGGGGATTTGATCAAGTTCTGAAGGCGACCAATGTAGAATCGCCCCCAGTTGGACGTAGATTTGATCTAGGTCGTGACTGCGATATTGCCGAAAAAAGCTGCGCTTTCCATCTCATTGATAATGCGCATGTAATCGGCTTGCGAGATGTTTTCTAAGAATTCGTCACTGATCGCAGGCGAGATGCAGCATTTCATGAAAATCGTGTCGTACAGTTTTTCGCCGTCAGGCTGTAAGTTACCCGCTTTGTCTTTCACGCCGCCATTTTTCTTTGCTTCAGCGAGTGCTGCCACCCGTGCTGCCTTCATCTGTTTGCGAGTTGGAGGGATTAAAACCACTGCTTCATACTGTACGCCATCGGCTTTGACCGGACAACTCAGCTTTACGGTCAACGGGTTGTCGCGGGTGTAAATAATTTCTTCCAGCGTGGCGGTACGAAATTTTGGGGTGACTTCATTTTCATCAGACATCTTAATTCCATTTAAGTTAAGTAGCGATTAAATTGCGGATTAGCTCAACCACATCTACGCCATCGACGCGATAAATGTTTTGAGCTAAATCAATTTCTAAGACAACAATACCTTTTACGGCTAATTTGTAATACACGCAGGTTATGGTAAAACTGTCTTCAGTCTTCTTGCCTGCACCCCAACTTGAGGGTTGATATTGGGTAATCCACCCACGAAAAACTGCTGCAACAGCAAGACTCTCTTGAGTGACATCATCACCAATCGCACCCATTGCAATCAGTGATGTTTGTTCGGGAAACTTGCCCACTCGCTTTTGAATCTCTGCACAAAATTCAGCGGTTTTGAATTCAGCTTGCAAAGTGGCAATTTCACCAGTAAACACGGGTAACTCAGTAAAGCGCGCTCCCAACTGCCCTTCCACCTTCACATCAATCTTTGGAAGGCTTATCTCTGTCGCACGACCGGCTTGAGACTCCCCTTCAAAGTAGAGATTAAAATTTTTCAGTGTCAGTGGTGGGCGAAAACTCATGATTACAATCCAATATTTGCCCGTTGCGAAGCCAATTGATCAACGCCGTTAATCACTCGCTTCATGTTTTCAATGTCGATGTCATAGACCACAACACCCTTAATGGTGAGCTTGTAACTCTTGCACTCAACCTTGTAGGAATCTTCCGTCTTTTTACCGGCTTCAAACTCACCAACGTTATCTTCCAAAATTGCGCCGCGAATGGTTATCTCGACGGGATCGGTGTTTTCAGTGACATCATCACCAATCGCCCCTTTGAAAATCAATTGCGTGCCATGGTTGTTGCGCATGGCGACTTTTTGACGTACCGCAGCATTAAACTCTGCCAACGTAAACTCGCATTCCAACGCTTCAAGCCCCTGATCAAGCGATAACGGGGTATCCATTCCGCCCGCGCGATGCTCTTCTTTCTTTACCTTAACTTCAGGTGGTTTCCCTTTGATGACCCGCCCAGCATATCCTTCCCCTTCTACGAAGAGGTTGAAATTCTTGAGGGTCTTGGGCATTTGAATTCCCATTGCTTAACTCCTTTTAAGCGCGTACATATTCTGAGTCTTTGAACGCAGTTTTGAGGTAATCCATTTCGATCACCCGTTGAATTTTGATGTGTTCAGCGGTTGGCGTAAACACGTAATCCATATTGACCGTAATTTTACCGAGATACAACTGATCGGGCGTGTTATCTTTTTCATCCACCCACACTGGACTGCGATCCCCTAAATAAATTGCACCAATCCGAGCGAGATTTCTGAGATAATTTTCAACCGATTCGCACAACAACGACCAGAACGCCTTCGTAATGGGTTTATCCACCAAGGAACGCAATGCACGCTCAATAGACTCAGCGATTGCGTCATCAATCCGCGTGTAGGTCAAAAACACGTAGGTCGAATCCGCGGTGGGTGGACGATTACCAAAAAGTTGATAGCCGCCTTGGTAGCGCGTCACCGTAGTCACCTGTTGCGAGTTAAGATATTGTGCAATGTCATGAGGAATGGGGCGTGAAATCCCAGTAATCCCTAACATGTCCTTATTAGAAGGAGAAGCCCAATAACCAATTTCATTATCCACCCGATTCATAATCCCTGCTGCACGAGCAGAAACCGGTTGATAATCATACTGATCCATATCACCGTTCCAGAATTGCGCCCAAGGATCGATAATCATCAAACGTGGACTATTGAATTCATTACGGAATTGGATCGAATGAGCATCGGTCATATTGGGACCATCTGCAAGCACCACAGCTTTTAAGCGTTCTGCAATACCCAATAATTCCGCTGTGACTGCCACATAATGCGTGAATCCGGGGGCAACTAAAATCTTAGGTTTTAATCCCAATATAGATTCAGCGGCAAGGAACGCATGAACACCGGTATAACTCCCTGTTTCATCACTGACTCCGCCCACAGCAGAAGATAATGCAGTGACTTCCCCAGCTTTGTAACTGTAATCAACCAGATATTCAGTATTTTTGGCAGGACGACGACCGCGCGTATAATTCACTTCATACGTTTCAGCTTCAGTGGGCTTATTACTGGTCAACCATTCAATTTCACCATCAGTGGTTAATTGCCAATCGACATCTTTCGTGAAAATATCAAGCCCTTGCTGCACTGAAGACACGTTCAAAATAAACGTATTTGGAATTGCATCTTTTGCCGTCGCCCCACGCGTCAATGTCGCAGTGTGAGAAGTCGCAAGCCAATGCACATTGTCACCATCCAATTCCCAATCGGTATTTTTGGTGTAAACGGTGGCACCGACATAAACCCTGTTTACATCAATGATTGTGGTATTGGCTAAAGCATCAATCGCACGGGTGTGATGACGGATAACGGGTTCGCCGGTCACAACATTGTTGACGAAATGGTTATAAACGCAGGCATAGGTGTTATTGAGTGTTGGACGCGTGCCATATTCATACAAAACAAAGTATTCTGTATGAGGTTCAGGGGAACTTCCGCCTTCCACCCATTCAATGCCACCCGTTTCATCAATGCGATAATCGGTTGTTGCTGTGAAAACTGTGTTGCCAGCGAAAACCTTTTTGATTTCTAAGATGTTTTCTTGATGATCTAATGGGTCAACCGCTGAATTGCGCCGATACACGGATTCGTTGGCAGAATAACGCAACCATTTGATAGTTGAGTCAACCCGTTCCCAATCCACGCCGCGCACATATTCATGATCACCCATCGAGACGCGCGCAATCGACGCGACCTCATCTTGAGCCAATTCATCAATTTCGCCTGTACCACGAGTCACACTTTCGGTGGTGCGTTGCGTAGGATTGCTTAACGAAGTCAATACGTCCGTTTTGGGTTTGGGTGCATTGCGAATGCGTACCACAACTACCACAGCCCCCGCGCTGTTGTCAAAAATCCCGTCTAATGCCCATTTCAATGTCCCGCGATAACCCAATTTGGAGCGTTTCAATACGTCACTGCCAAATATTGCAACCGGGGTATCTTCTGGAAAATAGGCAGGATCAGCGTCCGGCGCAGTTCCTAACAATCCAATAATGGATGTGTTAATTGTTTCAATGGGGCGTGGATTGTTATCAAGTTTGATAACCTCAACGCCGTGAAAAAAGCCGTCTCTCATAACAACATTCCTTATCTGTGAAGGCGTGGGCAACGAGACTTTTCGCTACCCACACCGTTACTATCCCTGTAATTTATTCATGACTTGCGGCAAACGCGCTCTAAACTCCGACAATACTTTTGCTGGAGTCATTTGCACACTCATAACGGCTGTCGCAAGCGTCGCAAATGGCTCCATCGCTGCACGCACTTCATCAAACGATCCGGCATTGGCAATCGTGTCAATCAATCGTGCCAAAAAGATGGTGTGTGCTGCCACAACGTCATCATTTCCAGTATTTGCCGCAGGCGTAGTCGTCACCGGTGTGACTGCTGCCACAGGCGGTGAAACAGGTTGCACGACTGCCGTAGGAATACGCCGTAACCGAGAAATTTGCGCTTCATGGGCATCAATCACACTAATGGCGGTGCCCACGGGGAAAACTTTGCCATCTTCAGCGGTATAAGGTTCTGTTAATACGCCCATTTTAAATCTCCAAAATACCGATGATGTCGTACAAAGTTCCAGCAGTGGCTGTCGTACCAAAAATCCAATGTCGATACTTCGTCACACCATTTGGAATATCGAAGGTGGCTGTAAACTCAGTATATTTGCCGTCCGCGGTTGCAGCAACAGTTAATGATGTGGGTGCAATGTTTTGCAACGGCTGCGCCCCGTCAACCAATTTGAGTTTTGGATCAAAGCTGTGGATTGGATTGGATGGATCGGTTGCGTCATAACCTAGCAATGAATAACGGATTTGTAATTTATTGCTTTTAACAGGACGATCTTTGGTGATGTAACGCAACGTGGTGCCCGGTCTGAAGTACACAATTTTACTAACTTGCGTATTCATAATTGGCATTGCCCACTGCGATCCCCCCGTATATACCGCTCGTAATGGACAATAGGCGGGCAGCGTTTGCATATTGACCATATCGGCAATTGGGGTGAAATTACCGTTGTTGTTGATATCAATTTGAATTTGAATATCACCACCCGTCGCCGCTTCAACTGCCTTCGTTAATGACAAAGAAGCAATCCCGCCTGACAGCGATAACGGTTTTAAATCAACGGTATAAGTCGAAGTTCCTGAACCAAAATCTGCAATCCGTAACGCAAAGCACGCATCTTTCGCTAAGTCATTTGCCCAATATTGCCCATCTTGCGTATAGAACAATAACCCACTTGAATCAGCATTTGAACTGTATGCCACATTCCACGCCGCGCTTGCAACCAAGATAAATGCGTAGCTTTTACCCGGAGTTAGCATCACGGGACGTTCTAAATCAAACTGCACGGCGGTTGTGGCAGCGGTGCTGGTATTTGCCGCGTTAACATTATCAACGAGCGTACCGCGTGCAATCACTTTACTGAACAACGGCATCCCTTGCTCGGTTTCCACAAACAATAACTTAGGTGCTGCGGCTGTTCTCGTTCCACCCGGATTGACCACTTCAATGTCGAATCCTAGCAATACGCGTGGTTGCGTCACTTGGAAGGTTTGCCCAATCATCGAACCACTAAGGTTCTCTGTTACCGTCGTGGTATAACTGTACGTGTATGATCCCCACGCCCAGTTATAGTAATAATAGTACCACGTATAATAATAACCGTAGTAGTATTGATAGTAGGCGGTACCAAGTCGCGTGACCTGTTTAGTGAACGCCGGGTAAGCACTGGTATTCACTACGTTACCAACAACAGTTGCTGAATAGCGTTTTTCAGCGGCAGTATTCACCGTGTAAACAGGCATTAACCACCCGCCCAGCATTGCGCCAGTGGTATCCAATTTACGGTTCAATAATAATTCGTCAAACGCTTCATAGGGATAACGGCAAAACCCATCGTTTACTTTCGCACGCCACAACGGATCAGTGTCCAATCCATTAGTATTGTTGACTAAATCCAATTTTGACCAATACGGCGAGGCAATGTCTTGACCAGTCTTTTGTCCGAGATTGGTGGCATATTGAATCACCCCGGTCATGAGGTTTTCCAATTTCGCCGTCCGTTCTTGAACAGTGGTCAAGCCACCACTTTGCATGTTGGCAATTAATTTGTTGATGGTTGGGTAGGTAATTATTCCCTCACCTTCCCCTAAATCCACCGTCACATCCCCGGTACCGGTTGCGAACTGCACGATTTTACGCAACACTTCCGCTGAAATTTTACTTGACTGGTTCATTGCATTAACTAAATCTGGCAATGTCACCTGTTCTGTCACTAGATATTCTTGAGGCATAAACGTTCCTTGTTGTACTGATTACCCAGTTAAACGCTGTACACTGAGCTTTAATCCGTTAATTTGATCTTGTTGCAATAACGCTTGTTGCTGCAAATACCCCATCGTCATAATCACTGAAATCAAGTAGTTTGCGACATTTTCATCCAGTAATTGACGTGCAGCTCCTGCGATTTCTTGTGCAATGGCGACTGAATCCAATGGCGAAATGACTAGGTTAAATTCACCACTTTGTTGTCGTGATAACACGGTGATTAAATGCAGTGAAAACCCGCGCGCCTTCGTGCCTCCCCCGTCCGGCGTATTTGCCATGTAGGGTGTGTAGGCGAACAGCGTTCCGTCTTCTAAGGTCAAACCGATTTCGCTGAGATGCAAAATTTCGACATCATCGGGGATGGTTGCCTCAATTTTCAGCGTGACCGGGTCGGTACGAGTCATCTTATTAATTGGGATTTCATACACTTTGTTCACTAATTGCGTTAATTGGGCAATTTGCGACGGAGTGGTGACTGCAACCCCACTGCCAATGACTAATTTATGAAACTTAGGAATCGCGGCACCGTTGACCAGTGCGTCGATTTCCTTTGCTTTTCCTGCGTTTGTAATTTCAAGATTGAAACTCATAGCTCATCCTTTGAGCAATAAAAATCCTTACACAAAACCTGCGACGGGTGGCGTGAAGTTTTGGGTGTAAACGGGTACGCCCTTGACGAATCTGATTTCTGCGAAGTAGCCATTGCCTTGGCGAAAGGGGCCATCATTACCCGTGCCACCGCCCGCCCCTA